AAATCGGCGCCTACAGTGCGCCGGTGTTCGAGGCGGTCGTGGCGCTCAGTATCCGCGACACGTTCGGCACCTGGCCGGCGGCGTGTGGGGCGACGCTCAGTCCGGAAATGTGGGCCTCGAAGCGCAAAGAATTCGTGAGCGCGTTTCGACGGCATCAACGCGACGAGACGACCCCGGTGTGCAAGCGGCTCTCGGGGGTGTTCGACCTCGAGCGCGGCTTACCGGCGGTGCGTTCCGTCACGGACTCGGAAATCACCCAGGCGTTGCTGCATGGCTGACCGCCCCACGTTGCACTGTTTCTGCTGCGGGGCGCCGTATCGGCAGGGGTCGTTCCGCTGTTGTGCGCCGCCGCACGGGATGCCGTCGCAGCGGTGGTTGGCGCTCGCGTGTCCGATGCCGTCGGACGGCGGGTGTGGGAAATGCGCGACGCATTGCCAGTGTCCAAGTAAGGCGCAGCGGCTCGGGGAGGGACCGCTGGCGAAGTTCGGCCGGCAATTCCTCGCCGATCCGCAAGCGTTTCTGGACCGGGTGCCGTTTGATGTGACAGCGGCGCAGGCGGGGAAAGACTGAATGCCTGACGTGACGAAATTCTGGTTCGTGCGTGCGCGGCGCGATGGCGAGCCTGAGGTGTGTCTGGCAGTTGCCGCCTTCACCGCCCGGAGCGCCCGTGTGCAAGCGCGGAAGCAGCTTGGGCCGGAGTTCGTGATCGAGGAACCGGCGCCCGTGTGCTACGCCCATGCGTGGGTGATTGATTTTGGTGCCTCGCAGCTCCAGAAACGCTCGGCATGAGGCGCATGGGTTGGAATTTAAAGCGGGATCGATCGGAACGCCCGATCATCCAGGCGCTCGAAGCGGTGGGCGCGGAAGTCTGGCAAGTCAGCGGGAAAGGCCTCCCGGACCTCTTGGTGCGGTTCAGGGGCCACTTTTATTGCGGGGAGGTCAAGACGGGCCGGGCGAAACTGCGGGCCTCGCAGGGCGCCTTTCCGGTGTGGCGGAACTCAGAAGAGGCGCTGTTCGGGATCGGAGCGATTGATTGATGCCGAAGGGAGGCAAGGCGGTCGCCGCGGTGGCTGGGGCCGGCGGTCGTACTGTGAATGCGCCACGCGCGCCAGAGCCTGATCGCGAAATCCACACCCGCGCGGATCTCGATCGGCACGCGCCCATCTATTCGCTCGAGTTCACCGCCGCCGAGCTCCACGCCTTAGCCGACGGGATCGTGCCGGCGTCGGTCCAGGCGGTGATCGCCCTGGTGCTGACGCCGTTCTCGAGAAGGACGGCGGCCACCCGATGAAGCAGACGCCGATTCAGCAAACGATCGCGGTGCTCGAACAGGAAATCGAGACGCTCGCGCAACGCTGCGGCGAGCTCCGGCGTGTGATCGAGTCGCTGCGTCGTCTCGACGGCGAGGCCTCGCCCACGCGCGGCACACCTCGAGCACTGAAACGAACGAACGAACGAACGAACGAACGAACGAACGAACGAACGAACGAACGAACGAACGCAAAGCACAAGCCATCACGGAGCCTCCCTGACGTGACGACGAAAGGCGACGCGATCCTCACCGTGCTGCGCGAGAAAGGCCCGCTCAGTCCCGGCGCCCTGGCGAAGGCGTTGAGCCTCAAGTCGACGTCGACGTTGGCCTATCAGATCAAGCCGCTCCTCAAGAGCGGTGTGGTGCTCGTGACGGGGACCACGCACACTCGGCAGTTCAGTCTGCCGCCGCGATTGCGCGCGAAGGAGGCGCCCTGACGCGCCAACCTGTCCTGGGTGTGGAAAGGTGCGCCCGCTCGGCGGGGCTGAGTTCTGCCCTGATTGCATGCTCGAGGAACGGCGACGCCTGGCGAAGATTCACAGCTCCACGCCGCCGGCCTCGAGCTTTGAAGGACGCGTGCAACGCTGGCGCGATACGAAGGACGACGACGATTACGAGGTCGTGTGGAACGGGCAGGACGACAGCCTCTCGAATATCAGGTAGACGCACCCCTATGCCCACCGCCCCACAGAAGCCCTGTCCTCAGCCCTACTGCCCACACCTACAGCCCTGTCCGGTGCACGTCCGGGCCGCCTGGCGCGGGACGACCCCGGCCCCGCCACGCATCAGGGGCGGCCGGCTGCAACGGCTCCGTGCCGAGCTGTTCATCCAGTGGCCCTTGTGTGTGATGTGCCAGGCCGAAGGCCGGGTCACGATCGCCACGATCCGGGACCACGTCGTCCCCTTGACCGAAGGCGGCCGAGACGATCCCTCGAACACCCAGGCGATCTGTGCGGACTGTCATCGACGGAAAACCGAGGCGGAAGCAAAACGTGGAATCCGGCGGCACCGGGGGGTGTCGGAATGTTCGTAACTGAGGCACGCTGAAACCAGCTCCGTGCCTTGCGTGCACGGGCGCGGTTTCAAAGGCCTCGTAGAATTCATACGGAATCATACGAAATCAAATCAAGGAACGGGTGATGCCTAAGGGTGGGCGACGGCCTGGGGCCGGCAGAAAGCCTAAAACGGCGCTCGAGCGGGCCGTCACCGGGAACCCCGGGCGTCGTGGGCGGGTGCTGCCAGGGCCCGGGGCCGGTGCCGGGCCGGTCGTGGCCGCGTCGGCGCCGGTTCCTCCGCCGGAGGATCTGACGTCAGAGGAGCGCGCCGTCTGGACGGCGCTGGCGTCCCATGCGCAGGCCGCGCGGACGTTGACGCCGGGGACCGCGCTCGGGTTCCGGGTGCTCTGTCGCAACGTCGTGCTCGAGCAGCGCCTGGCGACGGGGGACGACCGCGGCGGGCCGAACCATCGGGGCATTCTGCAACGGGTCGACGCCGAGCTCGCGCGGTTCTGCCTGGCGCCGTTCGGGAAACCGATCTACGAGGCCGAACCGGTGGCCCCGCCCGTGAACCCGCTCGAGAAGTTCCTGAGACGCGGGTAAATGGCCACCCGCCTCGATCCCGTCACGCAGTACGCGACCGACGTGGTCGCGGGGCGGATCGTGGCGGGCCGGCTGGTGGTGCTGGCGTGTCGGCGGCATCTCGACGACCTCGCGCACCAGGCGGACAAGGGGCTCGTGTGGAAGCCGGCCGAAGCCCAGCGGGTGATCGACTTCTTCGCCACGGTGCTCTGCCTGCCGGAAGAGACGGCCGCGGAGGAGACGGCCGACGACGAGATCCCGCTCGACGGCTCGCCGTTTCTGCTCTCCCCGCACCAGCAGTTTATCGACGGATCCCTGATGGGCTGGTACACGACGGCCGGGTTTCGGCGGTTTCGCGACGCCTACGACGAAGAGGCGAAGGGCTCCGGCAAAACCCCGAACGGCGCCGGCCTGATGGTCTACCTGCTCGTCGCCGACGGCGAGCGGGGGTCGCAGGTTTACTTCGCGGCCGTGACCAAGGACCAGGCGAAGCTCTCCTTCGCCGACGCCGAGAAGATGATTCACGCGTCGCCGGCGCTGCGGGACGTGATTCTGCAAACCGTGAACAACTTCGCGATCCTCGAGACGGGCTCGTTTCTGCGCGCAATCAGTTCCGAGAAGCGCGGCCTGGACGGGAAGCGGGTGCACGGCGCACACATCGACGAAGAGCACGAACACCCGACCGACGTCGTGGTCAGTAAGATGCGCCGCGGGACGAAAGGCCGTCGCAACGCGCTCGTGCTCCGGACCACCAACAGCGGGTTCGATCGGACGTCGGTGTGCTGGCACGACCACGAGTACTCGCGCAAGGTGCTCGAGGGCACGATCGTCGACGAGTCGTGGTTCGCCTACGTCTGCGGGTTGGATCCGTGCGAGCGCCACCGGGACGAGGGGAAAGAATTCCCGGTCGACGACTGCCCGGACTGTGACGACTGGCGCACCGAAGGGCCGCACTGGCTGAAGGCGTGTCCGAATCTCGGCGTCTCCGTGTCGTGGCAGTACTACCGGGAGCTGGTGCGCCAGGCGAAGGGGCGCGACGACGCCGTCAGTGATCTGCTGCGCTACAACTTCTGCGTGTGGACGCAGGCGTACAGCCGGGCGATCAGCGTGGCGAAGTGGAACGCGTGTCAGCCGCTGCCGAGCGCGGAGGAGCTCGTCGGCTGTCCGTGTTACGGCGGGCTCGACCTGGGCGAGTCGGACGACTTCTCCGCGTGGGTGCGGATCTGGCTGGTGCCCGATGGCCGCGTGGCGGTGCAGGCGCGGTTCTGGGTGCCGCAGATCGCGCTCGAGCGGCATCCGGAGCGGCCCTATGACGACTGGCAGCGGGCCGGGCTCCTGACGGTGACCGAGGGCGACGTCACCGATTACGCGGCGCTGCGGGAGACGATCCGGGAGGACTGCGCGCGCGACGGGGTGGTGGCCATCGCCTACGATCCGCGGTCGGCCACAGAGACGGCCCAGGTCTTGAGCGGCCACGGCATCACGATGATCAACACGACGCAGGGCTGGCCGCTCAATGAAGCCCTGAAGCGGACGCTCGAGCTGATCACGAAAGGCCAGCTCTGTCACGGGCAGAACACGATCCTGTCGTGGATGGCCGCGAACGTCGTGGTGCTCCATGGGCAAAAGAAAGAGCAACGGCTAGCGAAAGAGAAGGCGCCGGACAAGATCGACGGCATCGCGGCGCTGGTGACGGCGGTCGATTGGGCGATTGTGCGGAAACCGATCACGAAGCCGCCGGCGTTTCAGATGCTCGTGCTCGGAGGCAAATGACGAAGCGTCCCGCCGGCCGGCCGCCGCTCGATGCCCAGGATCCGAGTATCCCGGTCACTGTCTCGCTGCCGTCGCAGGAGCTCAAGGTCTACGCCGCCGACGCGAAGGACGAACGCCTCACTGTCCAGGACTGGATCCGGCGCTGCCTGCGCGAGGCGCACCGGGAAATCACGAGGAACAAATGAGCATCCGAGATTCGCGCGCCCTCGTGACGTTCTGGCGCTGGCCGGAGACGTGGCTACATGTGTTCAAGCACGTCAATGATGGCCATCTGTACGCGCTCGTGTCGACGCAGACGCGCGATTGGCAGGTGTGGCCGCCACCGCTCGCGCGCTGGCACTGGAAACGATTCGAGAGGGCCGCCGAGAGGGCTGCCGGACGAGCGCTGGGCGGATGGCCGCCTATGCCGCGTCCTATTCCTCCGCCACCACGCCCTCCACCGCCCCGAATTAAACCGGAATAAATAGGCGTCTGACCTCCCCTGTCACACCCTTGTGGGCACCGTGCAGCACCGGGCCTACGCGATTTTCCACGTCAAGTCCGTCGACGCGGACAAGCGGGTCCTCTCCGGCATCGCGACGACGCCTGAGCCGGACCGCATGGGCGACATCATCGAACCGCTCGGGGTGACGTTCAAGAACCCGCTCCCGCTCCTGCTCTTTCACGACGCGAAGAAGCCGGTCGGGTGGACGAAGTTCAAGAAGCCCACCAAGGACGGGATCGAGTTCGAGGCCAGCCTCCCCACGATCGAGGAGCCCGGCGTCCTCCGCGATCGAGTCGAGGAAGCCTGGCAGTCGGTCAAGGCGGGCCTGATTTCCGGCGTCTCGATTGGCTTCCGCGCGATCGAGGAAGCGTTCAACAAGGAGACCGGCGGCTTCCGCTTCCTGAAGACGGAAGTGATGGAGCTCTCGCTGGTCACGGTGCCCGCGAACGCGAGCGCCACGATTCACAGCATCAAGGCCCTCGACCTGGCCGCGTCTGGCCATCACCTGCCCGGCGTCACGGGCGCTCTTGTCGTGAAAGCCGTGAAGGCGGCGAAGCCTATGACCATCCAGGAACAGATCCAGCAGTTCGAGAACACGCGCGCCGCGAAAGTGGCCGAGATGAACGACCTCATGCTCAAGGCGGAAGGGCAGACCCTCGACGAGCAGCAGACCGAGGTCTACAAGACGCTCGAGCGCGAAGTCGAAAGCGTCGACGAACACCTGCCCCGGCTCCGGAAGCTCGAGCAGACGAACCTCGTGAAAGCGACCCCGATCATCAGCCCGCAGCCGCACGCGGCCGGCGAGCTCCGCGGCGGCGTCCCGGTGATCAGCGTCAAGGCGAACGTCCCCAAGGGCACCGCGTTCGCGCGGATGTGCATGGCGATGGCCGCCGGCCACGGCGACTCGTACCAGACGCTGCAGTTCGCGAAGCAGTGGAAGGATTCGACCCCGGAAGTCGAGCAGATGGTCGAACACATGTGGCGCACGAAGGCGGCGGTCGCCGTCGGCACGACCACCGACGCCACCTGGGCGGGCCCGCTCGTCGTCACGCAGCCGCTCAACGAGTTCCTCGAGCTGCTCCGGCCGCGGACCCTGCTCGGCCGGATCCCCGGGCTGCGCCAGGTGCCGTTCAACGTCAGCGTCCCGAGCCAGACGACCGGCGGGACCTACGGCTGGGTGGGGCAGAACAAGCCGAAGCCGGTGACGAAGGCCGACTACGCGACGGTGACGGTCCCGTTCGCGAAGGCGGCCGGCATCATCGTCCTCTCCGAAGAGCTCGTGACACTCTCGACGCCGTCGGCGGAAGCCCTCGTGCGCGAGGAAATGATCGCCGGGATGGGCGCCTTCCTCGACGTGCAGTTCAACGATCCGGCGGTCGCCGTGGCCGCGAACGTCTCGCCGGCGTCGATCACCAACGGCGCCGCCACCGCGGCCGCGACCGGCGTCACCGCCGCGGCGGCGAAGCTCGACCTGGCGGGCCGCGTGGCGGTGTTCACCGCCGCGAACATCCCGCTCGACGGCTCGGTCTGGCTGATGTCCGACTCGAACGCGTTCGGCCTCTCGATGTCGATGAACGCGCTCGGGCAGCCGCTCTTCCCGGGCATGACGGCCCAGGGCGGGACGCTCTTCGGGATGCCGGTGATCGTGTCGAACAACGTCTCGAACCGCGTGATCCTGATGCACGCGCCGTCGATCCTGTTCGCGGACGAAGGCGGCGTGCGCATCGACGTCAGCCGCGAAGCGTCGGTCCAGATGGACTCGGCGCCGACTGACACGGTCGACGCCACGACCGTCTACCTGTCGCTCTGGCAGCGGAACCTGATCGGCTTGAAGGCCGAACGCATGATCACGTGGATCCGGGCGCGCACGGCGGCCGTGACCTACCTGACCGCCGCGGCGTACGTCGGCACGTAAGCGATGCAGCGATATCTCTACCGGGTGCAGTACACCTACACCGACGATGGCACGTCGTCGTACGAGGCCGTCTGCATCCGGGCCGCGACCGAGGCGGCGGCCCTGGCCGAGGTGACCGCCGCCACCGCGCGCTACCCGACGGCGATCGGCGCGACGCGGACGATCACGTTGACGCTGGTGACCGCGGATGTCTGAACGACGCCTGGCGATTGGCGGCCCGACGCGCGACCAGGTGCCGGCCGCTTTCGCCGTCGACCTCGCGCAGCTCTACGCGTATACGCAGGCACGGGGACCGTGGGACACCGTCACCGTCGGGTTCGTCGCGTCGACCTACATCCACGTCGGCCGGGAGTGGTTTCTCGAGGCGGCGCTGAAACAGGGAGCCACCGAGGTCCTCTGGCTCGACACGGATATGTCGTTCCCGCGCGAGACGGCCGTGCTGCTGTCGATGCATGACACGGCGATCGTCGGGTGCAACTACCGCGTGCGCCAGCCGTCGGGCTTGTTCACGGCGCAGTACGACGACGGCGCCAGGATTCCGACCACGGAGACCTCGACCGGGCTGGAAGCGGTGGACGCGCTCGGGTTCGGGGTGCTGCTGATGCGGACCGACCTCATGCGGGGCCTGACGCGGCCGTGGTTTCGGCACGGCCTGAACGAACAGGGTGGCGACGTCGGCGAAGACATCATGTGTTGTCGAAAAATTCGCCAAGGCGGCCACCAGATTTATATCGACCATGACCTCTCGAAGGAGATCGGACACATTGGCCAGCATACGTACCGAACCGTCGAAGTCGAAGGTGTCCCAGTCTGAGTCGGCCGTCGTCGAACTGAAGCCGCCGGCGTACACCGGGTTCAGCGGGACGGCGAAGTTCCTCGTAGTCGAGCAGGCGTCGCTCATCGAGGAACTCCTGAAGCGCGGCTATACCAAGGTGGAGCCGAAGGCGTGACGCAGACCGCCTTCTCGGTGACACCGGACCCCACGGAGACGCCGGGGTGGTTCCATCACGGCGCCAAGATCCTCGAGCTGGTCGAACAGCACCGGCCGCGGGTCTGCGTCGAGCTCGGGACGTGGCTCGGCGCCTCGGCGATCCCCGTCGCGCGGGCGATCGGGCGCTGGGGCGGGACGCTGACGTGCGTGGATACCTGGGCCGGCGACGTCCACCCGGCGACGAACCCCTACCGGCCCTCGGCGCCCTGGATGCTGGTGAGCTGCGCCCGCCAGCTCATGGACGCGGGGGTCGGCGCGCAGATCCGGCTGGTGCCGGCGACGACCGGCGAGGCCGCCGCGGCCTGGACGACGCCGATCGACTACCTCTACATCGACGCGGACCATTCGTTTTACGGCGTGCGTGGAGATCTGCACGAATGGGTGCCGCATGTGAAACGCGGCGGCTTGATTCTCGGCGACGACTACGGCCACCGCTTGTTCCCCGGGGTGAAGTCCGCGTGGGATGCCTTCGAGGACATCCACGGCCTCACGTTCACCCGCTACCAGTCGGACCCGCCCGACCCCGACGGCATCCAGTTGATCTACGGCATCAAGGAGTGACGATGGCGAAAGACAAAGACGAGAACGGCGAGAAACCCAAGACCGTGACGGTCGAAGCCCTCCAGTGGCACACCTACGACGGGAAGGAATACGCCGTCGGCGACACCTACGAAATCGACGAAGCGCTGGCGGACAGCGTCACCGCCCAGGGAAAAGCGATCCGCACCGATCGGGCCGAGGTCGCCAAGAAAGCCGAGAAGGACGCCGCGAAGGCGAAGAAGTAGCGCGCGTGCACCTCGAGCTGCAGATCTTCGGGCGCAAGGTGGAGCTCCGGACGAAGGGGCTGGCGCTGGCGCCGCTCTCGACGAGCGGCTCCTGGTGGCCCGTGGTCCGCGAACCGTTCACCGGCGCCTGGCAGCGCAACCTCGAGATCCGCGCCGCCGACGTCCTGACCTACTCGGCGGTCTACGCGTGCGTGTCGCTCATCGCCGGCGACATCGCGAAGCTCTGCCTGCGCCTGGTCGAGCAGGACGACGACGGGATCTGGACCGAGACCACCTCGGCGGCGTTCAGTCCGTTTCTCCGCAAGCCGAACCGCTACCAGACGCGCATCAAGTTCGTCGAGCAGTGGGTGACGTCGAAGCTCACGCGGGGCAACACCTACGCGTTGAAGCAGCGCGACAGCCGCGGCGTGGTCACCGCGGCCTACGTGCTCGACCCGGGCCGGGTGACGCCGCTGGTGACGCCGTCGGGCGACGTCTACTACAAGATCACCCGGGACGATCTCGCCGAAGTGACCGACCCGTTCGTCATCGTGCCGGCGCGCGAGATCTTTCACGACCTGATGTGTCCGCTCTATCACCCGCTGATCGGCGTGTCGCCGATCTACGCGTGCGGCGTGGCGGCGATGCAGGGGCTGGCGATTGCGAACAACTCGAAAACCTTTTTCGAGAACGGCGCGAACCCGAGCGGCATGCTCACGGCGCCCGGAGCGATCTCGGACGCGACCGCGGCGCGGCTCCTCGCCACCATCGCCAGCAAGAACGCCGGCGACACGCTGGTCGGGGGCGACGGGCTGAAGTACGAACCGTTTACCATGAGCGCGGTCGACGCGCAGCTCATCGAGCAGCTGCACTGGACCGCGGAGACGGTCTGCTCCTGCTTCCACGTCCCGCCCTACATGATCGGCGTCGGCCCGCCGCCGCCCTACGCGAACATCGAGCCGCTCCTGCAGCAGTACTACAGCCAGTGCATTCAAAGCCTGCTCAATGCGATGGAACTCTGTCTCGATGAAGGGCTCGGCCTGGTGGAGAAGGTCGACGGGAAACAGTTCGGGGTCGAGTTCGACATTGACGACTTGATCTGGATGGACACGGCGACGCGGACGAAAGCGGCGAACGACTCGATCAGCGGCGGCTCGCTGTCGCCGAACGAAGCCCGCAAGAAGTATCACGGGGTCGGGAAGGTGGCCGGCGGTGCGTCCCCGTACCTGCAGCAGCAGAACTACTCCCTGGCCGCGCTGGCGAAACGGGACGCCGAGGATCCGTTCGCGAAGCCCGACCCAGCGCCGGCGCCGCCGCCGATGGCCCCC